TCCTCCACCCATTTCAGCAGAGTTTACAGTAACTATTACTCTTCCTCTTAAATCAGGTGTACCATTGTTTCCGTTACATAGAAATATTCTGTCCCATACACCTATACCTGCACCAGATGCATCAAACGGTGTTAATGCTCCAAAGTAAGCTTGAGCAGAACCTGGAACCATTCTATTACTAAGTAATTGTTGCTCAGGATTAGTATTAAAATAGTTTGCTATGTATGTATTTATGTCAACAATTTGTACATAGTTATTTGTAACATCTGTAATAAAAGTGTTTAGTGATTGCTCAACTTCACATAACTTTACTATAGTTTGCTGTAGTACATCAGATGTACTATTTGGATTTTGAACTCCTGTAACACATTCTAAAGTATATGCACCATTAGGTGCACCACCTTGTATATTTTCTAGTTGTTCATTTAATATACAAATAGTTTTTATTATACCTACAAGATAATTATTTAAGGATAGAGGATTACAATCATCTAGATTAGCCTGTACTACAGGACATATATCTGATGCAGGAACTACAGGAAGTATTCCTGTGCCATCTAAAGCAGCACCTAAAAAAGTAATAAGAGCTTGTTCTACAAAAGATAAAGAATCTCCATTCTTTATTCCTAATATAGGTACATCTACTCCTGTATATTTAACGCACTTGTCTGAAGTAATTTCAGTACAGCCGTTGTAACAATTTGAGCAATTTTGTGTTGACATAATTTTATTATTTTATTTGTTTAATTTTGATTTATACTAATTATTATAGCAGAAGAATCTGTCGTTGGGGTAAAAGTACTAGTATTAGGACCTATTAAAGTGTTAACATTACCTGTTAGACTATCAGCAAATGGAGACATTCCTGCTCCAGATCCAGATTGAGTAATAGTTCTTTGAGGACCAGGTTGTGTAGCTTCATAATAAGTTTCTATTTCGTATTGATTACCAACTATAAAGTTTACAGCTGTAGTACCATTATCTATAGGATCAGATACTGCTAAGAATACCTGGGTTCCAGATTGGTCTGTTATAATTGAATAGAAACTCTGATTTCCGGCATCTGCATAATTTACAGTTACTGATCCATTAACTGCCACAGTAGAAATCGATGTAAAAGCCACTGTAGAATCAAAAGCTCCGAGAGTAGCAGTACTAGTTGATTGGAACGAATTACCAGTAGTTACAAATTGAGTTTCAGGAAGTGTAGGAATACTTGCAGAAGGAGTACCACTTCTCTGATGATCAATTGATAAAGTACCACCACTTGAATTGGTAGTAACCTGTTTGAAATTAAAAGAGTCACCATTAATATATGTTATCACCCCACTCTTAGAAGGAGTTGTTGAATCTATAGTTTCATTAAGAACTTCAATACTATTTTTTAATATTATAAGTGTACCACCACTAAACTCCGGTTGAGGACTTCCAGCTATACTCCAGTCCAAATTAAAGATCTTTTCGGTTGTAGTAGTAGTTGTAGTAGTTGGTGTTAAAGTAGTAGTGCTGGTTGTTGTACTAGTAGAAGTGCTGGTACTAGTAGTAGACGTACTGGTACTAGTTGACGTACTGGTACTTGTACTTGTACTAGTTGATGTGCTTGTACTGGTACTAGTTGATGTACTAGTAGAGGTACTTGTGCTAGTAGAACTACTTGTAGTAGTGGTAGTAGGCACAGGGGTAGTTGTTGTAGTTGTAGTAGGTACAGGTGTAGTTGTTGTAGTTGTAGTACTAGAAGTGCTCGTAGATGTGCTAGTAGTAGTTGTTTCAGCAACACAGTTATTTAATAAACTACCTGTAAATCCTACTTGCCAGTATTCTTCGTTTTCACATAAAATAAACTTTTCATCACTCGCACCTGCTATAGTTCTATATTCAACAGTAGTTGGATCTACCATTACTCCAGCATTTGTTGCTGTATCTACATATTGTTCTATTCCTAATTGTGTTGCTACATCATCTATTCTACATGCATAACCTATAATAGATACACCTGAAGCATTCGAACTACCAGCATAACATATTCCTATTATCTTGATAGTTCCATTTATATCTGCTAGTAAGAAAGATCCTGAGTCACCACTAAATATAGGATTAGGACAAACTGAACTAGGGTTTTGAGCATTGGGTTCTTCTTGAGTTGGTTTTATAAATGAAATAGATCTGCTAAATTGACATAACGTACCTACTCCTTGTAGTTTATATTCTAAGTTAATAGTAACACCTGTTTGATGTATTGTCATAGGACAATCAGGAGTAAATCCTTTTGCTCCAGTTGTTCTTCCAGAACTGTAAACACGAGGATTAGTAGCTAGTAAATTATCTAGTTCAGTAGTGCTTGCAAAAGGTGGAGCGTTGTTTCCAAGTATAGATTCTAGCCCTACTTGATTCCAGGACTGTGATATTGAAAATGCACTCTCATCAATAGAAAATATAGCTGCATCTACCTGATTTACTAATCCTGTACTTAAAGGATGTATAGGAACATATCTTAGACTTACTCCAAAGTTTAATGAAGTAGGAGTAGAACTTCCTTGTTCTCCATTTTGATAAACTCGGTTTACTGGATCATAATCATTTTCTAGAATACCGTTTGAATCTCTAGCAGTTGTAAAGAATGCATCACTTATACTAACATGATTGTTTGTTAATCCCACTGTACACCCACTATCTGTATGACGTACTATACCTCCCAAAGTTCCCACTGTAGTATTATTGTTTCTACTAGACATGGAAGTTCCTCCTTGAATAGGTCTTACAGTAGCTCTATTAGCTGCATTGTTTGTTCCAGGATTTATGTTACCACAACTAGAAGAACATGTTCCTAATACAAAGTTTTCATATACTTCTACTACATCTGTTTTTAAGCTTTGATTACTTACAATAACCTCAACTGGAAGCAACTCATTTGCAGGAATTAAAGAAGTATCTTTCTTTTCTTTTACTCCCACTATAATAGCAAACTCACCAGTTTCTACACCATTAGATTGTTTCTTTCCAAATCCAATAGATGTAGCATTGGGATATTGTAATCTCAATTCTTCAATCTTATCTAATATGTGTTGCGTTAATCTCATAATCAATTATTAGTTACAATAGGATAAAATTTAGTGAATATTGTTCTTACACCAGGTGGTATTATCGTTGTTGTGCTACTAGTTGTAGTAGTGGTTACATTAGGATCTATAATAAACCCATCACTTTTTCTACATCCAGGTAATGTACCAGCTCCACCAGCAGGACATGATCTCTCATTAGCATTTAGTTGAGTCCACGCATATGGAGCAGTAAAAGATATCTTACATGCCAAGTTAGCTCCTGCATAAAGTTCGTCATCCACTATAGCTAAATATGCACCACCCATTGTTGGATCAACTGCAAAGTCTGTGCTTCTTGTAGTTACCTCTAAAGCTCCTGTTGCATAGTCGTATTGTTGAACTGCAAGTATGCTATCTAGAACATTACCATTTAAAAATATATCTATTCCTCCTAACACTAGAACTTTGTTCGGTGTTACACCATCTACTTTATATGTTACTACTATATCTCCAGATCCTATATGTCCTGCTGAAAGAGTAAATTTCTCTTCAACTATCATTTCTGTACCAGTTGTAGGGAATGTACAAACTAAGAATTTAGATTCTCTATATTCTGGTGCAGCAACACTTGTAGTTACTATTACACCTATTGTTTGATCATCAATTACCTCAAGATTTGGAATAAATGAATTATTGTTATAATCTTTCCAGACAGTAGGTAACTCATATTGTACTCCATCCCACTGTAGGTTGCCAGGAACGTCATTTACATTATCGTATGTATATTTTATAAAGGCTTCTTTAAAGGTACTGGAGGTGTTAATGTTAGAAGACATTACAATTATATTATTTCCTATTCCAGTATCACCAGAAGCAAATCCTTCACCTATTGGAGTTGTTACTTCTGTACACACATCTGTTAATTTATTCCAAACATACATTTTAGTAAATGAAGTTTGATTTACTGGAACAACTGGTGGTATTGGACAAAGTCCAGCATTTTCAGGAGCAGTACAAGAAGAACCTCCTTGTTCTATAAAGAACATGTTGTCACAATTTATTGGAGGACATCCTAAGAACAATGGTCCACCGGTTGGTGCATTACCATATATTGTCATAGAAGTAAAGCTATTGGTAGAAGTAACTTTAAACTCTCCATCTCCTTCATTGCTATATGCATCTGGTTCTCCTGGAGGATTTGCTACTCCACCAAATAGTCTGTTACCATTAACTTGAGCAAAACATCCTTGATTTATAGAAAGTGTTACAGGTCCACCATTAGTATCTACGTAGTATACATCTCCTCCTGTACCATCTGTAGTACTATTTAAAACACCAGCTCTAATTGGAATATTATTAACTGGTTGAGGGAAATCTATTGTAATACTAAAGTCATTACCTTGTACAATAACACTTTTAGTTACTCCAACCCCAGGATATTGTGGTTTCACAAGTCCACTACATCCTAAAAACTCCATACCAATATTAGATGGTAGACCAGTCCTAACAGAAGTTAAAGTATTAGATAGACTTGCTGTACATGTCATTCCAGCATATTGGAATGTCTGAGGTCCAAGATAAGTCTGACTACCAAGTTCAAAGAATGGAGGGAAATAAGTAAGACCACAGTCAGGAGAGTCAAGTATACTAAATTCAATATTAGAACAATTTGTAGCTGAACTTAACCAATCATTAGAACTACTTACATTAGTAGTCAATGATAATTGATATCCTCCAGGAAAAGTTTGCTGAGGTAACTGATCTAGAGTATATACATTCAGAGTTTCTGGTTGTAATACTTGTGCTAATCCATTTACACCCCAGAAAGGTGCATCTTTTGGTCCTACATAAGTATTTGTAAATTCTGGATATCCTTGTTCCTGAAGTTTTATAATTTGAATTGCCGTATTATTTATAGAAAAGTCAGGATCAGATGGAGTTGTAGGGAATACTCTTAAGTAGTTACCTACATTACCTGCTGAACCAGATCCATCAGGACGAAGATCTGTTCTATATCCTAATACAAGTTGCCCTGAGTTTGTATAAGTAAGATTACTCAATTTAGCTGCATTACTTCCTCCAGAAGCTGCCCAGCTAGAAGACATATCATTTCCGGAAATTGTAATATTTCCTCCAGAAGCAATATTAAATTCTTGAACATATATACTACCACTTCCACCAGTACCTGAGGGTTGTCCATCTAGATTACCTGTTCCAATAATAAGT